TAGTCTCTGTAAAACCTAAAGCCATTTTTAACTCCTAAACTTTAGAACTACCGCACGACCAGTGCGGCTTGGATTGGAAAATAAGCACAGATGTCTGCGTCTTGGGCATCGCCCCGGTCAGATCTGCCGCCCTTCTCCAATTTGTAATCACCCGCAAAGTCAAAGCGGGCGATGTTATCTATGTATACATTCAGCATATATGCTGGCAAGCCGGTGTGCTGCGTCAGCAGCCGGGCTTGTATAACTTTTGACAGGCTCACCATCGCTGTGTCGTACTGCAACAGCCGCACGTTGCGGTGCTTCACCTCAATAAATGCCTTTGCCTTGTTGTCTTTGAACACCACAAAGTCGAGGCGATACTGTATCGGCAGCTTGTAGAAATCATAGCCGTGTTCTGCAAAGGCATCAGCTAGTGCCTGCTCTTTTGCTCTGTCGGCTGCGGTTTCGTACTGTTTACGCATCAGCGAGGTGTTCCCTGATGATCATCATCGCCGTCATTTGGTCGCACTCAACTGCGTAACGCCAGTCGTACTGCTCGTGTATGTCACCGGCTGGCAAGTAGTTGTCCATCCCAGCAACAGCAGCAACCGGGAAGCGCCAGCGGATAGGCAAACGGTCGTACTTGTAAACCAGCAAGGGCAGCTTGTGTGTCGCCAATGCACTGGCGCAGCACTGATCCCACCAAGCGGGCTGGATGCCGTACCCGGCGCGATACCTCTTTGCCTCAATGCTGAAGGGAAAGTCAGGCATCTCGACGCAGATCAGATCGCCGTGATCAGCAGCGCGATACTGCTCTATGTCGCGCTTGAACGTCAGGCCAAGCTCTTCAAACAACAGCTTGGCAAGCTCGCGCTCAAAGCTGGCACCCTTGTTACGGCTATTAACCATTGCGGCGCATCCCGCGCAGCGCGTCAGCCGGGTTAAAGGCTGGCTCGTCGGCCAGCATTTTATCCAGAGCCTGATCTAGTATATCATCGGCCAAAGCAGCCATAGAGCGATGCGCTGATGCGTCCAAAGCCAGCCGCAGCTTGTCCATTGTGGTTTTTCTGAGCCGGAAATGCGCCTGTGTCGTGGGTGCCATTGCATTTTCTTTCGTTTTGTTTTCAATAACTTATGCGATTTTGTACAAAAACATATACAGCCACCCTTGTACCACAGTGGTAGGATGCGTATATAGTTATTGTAGGCTAGTAACAAAGGGAGAATTGATATGTCAGGAATTTTACCAAATTGTGGCCCAACCGCAGTAGCACACGCGGTCAACGCCAGCGTCAGCGACATTATGGATTTGTGCCGCAATACTTTCAAGCTTGGCGCAAGGTGGCAGGGTCGCACCTCGGTTTCAGAACTTGTCAAGCTGTGCCGCATGTATGACCGCCCAACCAAACTGACACGCACTAAGGGTCGCACACTTGCGGCGTGGGTCGAGTGGGAAACCAAGCCGGGCGTGTCTTACATTGTTCGCACCGGCGGCCACTTCCAGCACGTTAAGGACGGCATTGTCTCTGACCAACATATGTCAGCACCTGTTGACCAGTTCCATTGGAAAACCAAGCGCGTGACACACGTTATCGAATTGAAGGGGTAATCTAATGACTAAAAAGCAAATGGAAAACATTTATAAAATACCAAAAGTCTATTACCGCGATCACGTCGAGTGTGATTGCGAGGCACCTGAGATCATCAGGGAAACCAAAGCCCATTATTTCATTAGTGCTGATGAGACACCTGAGTTGGCTGAGTTAAGAAGCCGCGCAACATTCTACGCTGACGACATTTGTGGCGATTATTGGGAGAGCTGTCGAGGCATTGTCATCTCAGCAAGAGCGACGCTTAAAGTGATTGGCATTGACAAAGCTCAAAGCAAGGCCGCTTGGGCAAGGTTTAACAGGGGGTAATCCAATGACCAAATACGTTTCTTATTATCGTGTCTCAACAAAGCGCCAAGGCCAATCCGGCCTTGGCCTTGAAGCCCAGCAGGCGCTGGTTGCGCCATACACTGACGGCATCATCCATTCATTTACTGAGGTCGAGAGCGGCAAGGTTGACGCCAGGCCACAGCTTGACGCTGCCCTCGCGCTATGCCGCGAGACTGGCGCGTCTATCCTCATCGCCAAGATCGACCGCCTATCGCGTGACGCTGCATTCTTGTTGACCCTGCGTAAAGCTGGCGTCGATATCGTTGCCGCTGATATGCCAAACGCTGGCACGTTAGAGTTCGGCGTCCGGGCTGTTGTCGCACAGCATGAGCGTGAAGAGATCAGCAAGCGCACCAAGGACGCCCTCGCAGCCGCCAAGGCGCGAGGCATCAAGCTGGGCTGTCCTAACCCACGCGCAGGCGGGCTGGCATCTGGTGCCGCCCGGCGCGAGAAGACTGAGCGTGTTGCCAGCAAGGCAATGCCAATCATTAGCGCGATGCGTGACGCTGGTGCGTCACTACGCGCTATCGCCGCCAGCCTTAATGACGCTGGCATCACAAGCGCAATGGGCGGCCAGTGGTATGCGTCCAGTGTGCGTAACCTAATAGGGGCAAGCTAATGATTAAAGATACAATCGGTATGCTGTTTGTAACAGCATTTGTAATCACGTTTTTAACTAACGCCGTCACAGATTGGAATTTCTGGTATTTGATGGCTCGCTTTGGGGGGCAGTGATGATGGAAGTTATCACATTTAAAGACGCTAAGGCGCGTGGGTTGAATTACTACTTTGAGGGTACGCCTTGCAAAAAAGGTCATGTGTCAAAGCGTTATTTTAACGGCAACAAACGCGGTGCCTGCTATGAGTGTACCCGCCAGAACGCTAAAGACCGCCAGCAACGCATCTACGCTGACTCAGGGTGGCATGAAAAAGAAAAGGAAAGAACGCGGAAAAAAGCTGTTCGCCTTCGCAAAATAAACGGCGACAAGATAAACGCCCGCACACGGCAAAAGTATGCTGAAGATGCTGAATACCGCGAAATGGTGTTGAAGCGAAACGCAGAGTTTATTAAGCGCACAGAATATTACAAGTCAGAAACGCGCAGGAAATGGTTTGAGGAAAACCCAGAGAAGCTTAAAAAATATGGGGCTAATTGGCGTAAAAATAACCCCGGCACCGCTGCGTATCTTGGCTATATAGGAAGGCGCAAGCGTCGGCAGGCGATGCCTGATTGCATAACTGACGACCAGAAAAAACAAATCCAAAAGCTTTACGCGAAAGTGTATCGCTTAAATAAAAAGGCTGGGAAAAACAAACCGGGTCAATGCGCCTATCACGTTGACCATATCGTGCCTATTACGCACGACGAGTTTTCTGGTCTTCATGTGCCGTGGAATTTGCAGGTAATCACGGCTGAAGAAAATCTTCGTAAATCTAACAAATGGGAGACAGTATAATGGTCGGGAAACTTACACCGGATAATCAGTTGAGCGTCAGCCGGATGGCTACATTACTTAACGCATCACCGTGGCAAACGCGGAACGAACTGCTTGAGGAAATGATCAGCATTGACCAGGGCAACCCGCCAACGCGCATACCTCAAAATGAGCCAATGGAACTGGGCGATTATTTTGAGCCATTTATTTTGCAAAAGGCTGCCGAGCGTCTGGGCTTAACCAATGTCGAGACTGACATTACCGTGCCATACCAGCACGACCACCTGACACTAGCTGCCAGCCTAGATGGCACTGGCGTTGGTCACGGCTCTGTAAGGGCTGACTGGGATAAGGGTATCTATGTGCCGCAGGGTGGTTGGATAGATACCGCTGGCGTTGGCTTGATTGAAGCCAAGCTAACGTCAGCCAGGCCAGAAGAGATCCCGGCACCGCATCGCGGCCCGCTGCAATTACAAGGGCAGATGATGTGTACCGGGTATAAGTGGGGCTGCGTTGCCGTGCTGTACCAAAGCACAACGCTACGTCTGTTTGTTTATCAGGCTGACGAGGTCGTGCAAAACCGCATCAGAGAGGCGGTTATTGATTTTGAAAACCGCCGAAAAAATATTGACAAATATCCAGTCGTGTCACCGGCTGATGGGGTGGCGGCGTATGGCCGGGTCGATGCAGACGCACCACCGCTAGAACTTGAGGGTGACGATGCAATGTGGGTTGATCACTTGATGGCGGCCAAGGCCAATAAGGCAATGGCCGAGCGAGAGATTGACATAGCCACCGCTGCCCTGATGGACACGATGGGCAGTCACGACACAGCCTTTGCGTCGGTCGGCAACCGCCGGGTGCAGGTCAAGTGGCCGACACGCAAGATGCGGGCGCAACCTGAGAAGGTCGTGCCTGCCAAGCCTGAGACTGTCATGCGTCAGAAAACATTAACGCTGAAGGAGATTGACTGATGCCGCCAAAGCGCCAAGAAAGCTCGTGGAAGCCGGTTGTCAACGCGGTGTCTGCTTACCACCGCCACAATGGCTACGGCCCCACAGTGGACGAAATAGCCTACGCAATAGGCCGGTCAAGAACCGCCGTCAGGTTTCAGCTAGACAAGCTGCTAGAGGATGGGGTGATAACGCATACGCCCGGCAAGATCAGAACGATTAGGGTGGTTGAGTAAAGGGGCGCAAGCCCCTTTATTTTTTGGTGCGCTGCTGGATGCTCTCAATTGTGCCAGCCCCAAAATAAAAGCCAAGGATCACAAGCATAGCGTAATTAATTGTGAACTGTTCCATTACTTTTGTTACTGCGTTTGGGTCACCCCGGCCAGTTATGGTCATGACAAGCACCAGCACATAACTGCCCAAGAACGTAGCCCCAAACATCAACGCCAAAAACCGTTGGGCAATTTTGAATGGGGCATAAGCAGTCATGAGGTCTACGCGGGCTTTGCTGCGGGCTACAATGGCCTCTTCATCGCTCGTATGCATATCATCAATGAGCTTCATGCCCTGGCTTATGACGCTATCTGATCCGAGGATTTTTCCGATTACACCTAACATTATTCAACTCCTAACATTCTGGATAGACCAAAAACTTCCATCAACATAAATGTGAAAAACAAAAGTAGCACACCACCGGCAATCAGTTTGCCGCTAAAATTTGTTGAGCCTATTTTGATAGCCACAAATTCGTTGCCTAAGATTCTCAGCACAAGCTCAAAACTATTTTCGCCAACCTTGGCCTCGACCGGCTTTTTGTTTTCTTCACCCATCTGCTTTTTTCCCGCGACTAATTATCTCATCAATGGTTCTGCCACAACCAATGCACCTGACACGATCCTCGTCCAGAACACACACACCGACGCAGGGGCTTTTACTCATTAGCCAAATCCCTCATTCGTTTGACTAGTCTCTCTGAACGGTTCGGGAGTTGACGCGCCCACTTGCTGTCGAGCATCTCCAACGCAGCCCCGCCCCAATCACGATCATCAACACACCGCTTCATGCCCTTAAATTTTTTCATAGTGGGCAAGCCCATATTAAATATCATGTTGGCGATGATGCGCTGTGCCTCTTCTGGTAGTTCGCTGAAATCCTCATAGAGCCGGTGACAATCTTCGCGCACGATAGCAATGTCCAGATCGAATAGCTGCTTCATGCGGCGTTCTGTAATTGTGTAGCCCAGTGGCTTGCCGTGTTCCGCGTCACCCTCAATGATGCGATGGCCCACGGCACACGTCAAATAGCCAGCCGTGCAACGGTACACGTCTAGCCTCATGCCCTCGTCAGCGATTAGCTCTTCGCGTAGCTTTTCGATATCCATTACAGCCTCATTTCTTTAGCCAGCGCGACAGCTTTGAGCCAGCTTTCTTCTTCAGCATCGCGAGTAAACGCACCGCCCTGCAACCGCTTACTGTACTGCTGTATCTGACTGACGTGGAAGAATAAGCAGCTTCTATGTTCCTTGCCAACACACACCAGTATGTCATAATCTGCCCACTCCTTTGTGTTACGCGGTAAATGTTTCTGCGAACAGCCAGACCCAAGCTGAAAATGATAAGCCGGAGTTCGCTTGCCTTTAGCAAGTATAAGCGAGCT